TGACGGATGCCCGTTGGGGTGCTATTATCTCTATTGCACCCGGTCTGTTGGCTCAGTTGGTAGTACCTACCGGTACAAACTATCGAAGCCAAAATGAACAAGTAAGGTCGCATGGCTCAGTTGGTAGAGCACATCGTTCACATCGATGGGGTCACAGGTTCGAGTCCTGTTGCGACCACCAAACGTCGAAAGTCCTTGTAAATCAAGGACTTTCTTCTTTTCTCTCCCCCCGTCAAACAGTGGCGGGGGTATTCATTTTTGAAACTTTTTTTGTCGGTGTGAACGACGAGGGTGTTCAACCGATATACCTTATTAGGTGTGAACGGCTTGCCGGTTAGATGTGAACGGTTTGCCCGCCTTAGGTGTTGACGGCTTGCTGGCGTAGGTGTGAACAGATTGCCAGAAACTCACGTTTTCTCCAGATAAAAGTCAAAAAAAATCCGGCGAGATTGCCCGCCGGAGTGTAGAATTTCTCTTTTACTGTTGTGCCCCTTCAAACTGGGCTTTTGAGATTTTGAACTTGATGTGCACCTTGTAACCGTCACCCAGATCAACTCGCTCAATCAGCCTGGCCATGATCATATGCTTTGTTTCTGTGTTGGCCTTGTCGAAGCATTCGGCCCAGGAAAGCAGCTCATCGATCTGGGCTTTTGTTTCCTTCGCATTCTGCGCCTCTGCTTCCAGCCTGGCTTTTGCCGCTGTAAGCGCTTGTTCTGCAGCGTCCATCCGTGCCCGATGTTTTACCAGCATGGTATTGACAATGGAAAGATCCAGCTGGCTCTCGCCGGTGAGGGCCTTGACGGCTTCCTCCTCAAGTGCCGTCACTTGCCTTTGTGCGTTTTCCAGATCTTTTTCAGCCTGCTGCATAGCAATCTGGTATGCTTCCACATTCCGTGCCGAAGCAATCTCCATTAGTTCTTCCCTTGGCCGATCTCCAAGCTGGACAAGAAATCTGCGCACCTCTGCTTCCACCGCCGGATCGATCAGCTTCATATCATATGAGGTCTGTCCGGCACAGGTGAATTTGGAAGAAATCTTGCGGTAACAGCGGTACATGTCCCGCTCGTAAACCCTAATCGTTCCATCTGCCAGTTTTCTTTTCGTTTCATTATGCGCGAAGGTCATCCTGCTTCCGCAATCTGCACAATAAAGGATTCCTGTCAGCAGGCATCGACTGGTTGTCCGAATCGGCACCGGCGTTTCCCTGCCGAAGTTTTTTGTGGAACGCCCCTTCACAGTTTGCTGGCAGCGCTCAAAGAGTGCTTCATCAATGATTTTCAGGTGATCGAAGGGCTCGGATTGGACACCCTGCATATGGTAGATTCCGATGTACATGGGATTGTCGATCAAAGCTCGGACAGAGGTGCCTCTCCAGAGGCTCGTTCCGCGTTTTGTTTTGATGCCACGAGCATTCAGGTATTGAGCGACGCGGTTTGTTCCGTATCCCTCGTCAACCAGCAGGTGAAAGATCTGGCGGACGATAGCCGCTTCTTCCTCATCGATGACAAGGTCTCTGACAGGTTTGTTCTTCTTGTTCAGGCGTCCCTGGTCTTCCAGCTTGTAACCGTATGGAATATGGCCACCCCGGTAAAGCCCTTCCTGAACCATCTGCGTATGCTTGGTTTTCACACGGATGGATGTTTTCTCGCTTTCCCCGGAAGCCTGCCAGAAGCGGATGTAGTTCAGTAGTTTATCGACGTGGGTATCAAACCGCTGTTCGCCCTCTCTGGTACTCCAGACCTCAATGCCCTGCTGTGCAAACCACTGAACCACGAAAGGCGTTTCATCTTCACGCCTTCCCAGACGGTCGAACATAAAAACCAGCAGGACATCAAACTGATGAGTTACAGCCCGTTTCTTGATTTCTACGATGGCATCGCGGGCGTTTGTGCTAACCTTGTAGCCCGAAACACCCTTTTCGGAAATCTCATCGACGATCTCCCAATCTGGATGGGTTGCCGCATATTCATGACATGCCAGCCTCTGCATGGGAATGTCATCGTGATCCACCTGCCCCAGTGTAGAGACTCGATAAAGACATATGACTCGTTTCAACAGTGATTACCTCCCCTGAATGTGCATGAGTGTTTGCATGACGTCAGCGACTGCAACAGCGCTTGGCTTCTCGTTGTAGGAAACTGTAATCTCCAAGGAGATCTTCGGCACTTCCTTTTTCTTTCGAGGCTTGCAGCGTTGCTTGCGCGGCATTGGTATCACATCGCTGGCAAGATTGTTCCTCCGGCAAAAAGACTTGATGGTGTTCAGAGGCATCTTCATATGCTTTGCGATGGCACCGTAACCCATGCCCTTTCTACGCAACTCCTCAATTCTCTGTCTCTGCACCGGGCTCATCATCGTCACTCACCACCTTGCTGTAATCGGCAGTTCTCAGCATGTGTATCACATCGGCGACTGCCGTTTCGTCTGGATCATCGGCGAAGGAAACCGTTATTTCACAGGTTGGCCTTGGCGGCAAAACCTTAGTGTTTTCAAGGCTTTCCGGCTGATCCGTAGCAGTACTATTACCTCTGTTTTCGACATCTATCAAGTCATTTTCCCGAGTATTTCTGGGCTTCTTTTGATGTTGTGTGTCACGCCGGTCACCGGTCAGCCCGTTCCTGCGGCAGTAGGTTTTGATGGTTCCAACAGGCAGATCAAGCTGCTTTGCGACCTCCGTATATCCAGCACCAAGGCCGCGCATTTTCGCGATCATTTTTTTCTGAGCTTCTGTCATCATTCTGCCCACCTCCCATCCGGTTGCCATGGGAGGTGCCAAAACAAGACGTTTTCCAAAAACAAAATAGTGGGCTCTGCCCGAAGACAAAGCCCAGTATGCATTATTCACTTGTGATTTCGCTGAACTCCCCGGAAACCCATCCGACCTGGCTCCCGATCTTCACGGCCTGCCAGCCGTTGAAGGCGCTGGCTACGTACTCCAGCGTTGTGCCCGGCGCGACGGCAGTGATGCGGCTGTAGCTGGTGCCGTTTCCCGTCCGGATATTGACTTTCCCGCCAGTGGACTTGATCAGCACCCGGATGGTGGTCTGTCCGGCAACAGGCTGTTCCTGCTCCGGTTCAGGCTGTGTTTCCGTCATTGCCTGGTGCCCGGCATCGTCCTCTGCCACAGCCGCCATCAAGGCGGCATGGGACTGATCGCCGTACTTGCCATCCTGTTTGATCCCGGCCTTCTTTTGGAATGCCTTCACGGCGGCTTCCGTCTTGCTGCCGAATTGGCCGTCCACCTCAAGGGCAGCACCCAGCTGGTTCAGCAGTTCCTGCAGGGCCTTGACGTCCGCGCCGGAAGAGCCGTTCTTCAGCAGTCGGCTTCCCAGAGTGTACACGGTGACCGCGTCCACGGCGATCTGTGCGCCGCTCGTGTCGCCGTAGTCAATAAACGGCAGCTTGTACCAGTGTGTCCAGGGCCGCTTCTTCACCTGCGTTTTCACGCAGCCCCAGCTGAAGCCCTGCCACTCCACGGCATAGCCGTTTCCGATGTAGTACCCGGCGTGACCGTCCTTGTACAGCGCCAGACCAGGGATCTCCGGCAGGGTATCGATGGTACCCCAATCCATGCCCTTGGACTTGGCCCAGGCGAACATGCTGTTCGCGCCCTTGTCCGGACATCCGTTGGAGCCGTACTTGCTTGTGATCGTTTTGTCCGTCCCGATGGCTTCCAGCACACCCTGACCGCCACCCGTCCAGGCATAGCCCTTGCAGCCGCCGATGCAATCGGAGACGACGGTCTTGTTGGCAATGTCCTGCTTGTAACGGGACATACGGCTGGATGCATAAGAGGAGGGATACTGGTTGCTCTTGCGGGACAGCAGGCTGTTGGTGGCTTTGTAAACACAGGTGCCGTACCAGTAAGGCTGGCCCACCATCTTCTGGCACCAGTCGGCAAAGTGCTCGTTGGTGAACGGCGTATTGATTCTTTCAGACATTCTCGTCACCTCCACAAAGGAAAAGGGCGGCGGTTATTCGCCGTCGCCCTGGTCGGTCGTGTGATCTTCCTTTTCCTTGCGGTCATGCAGCTGCTCCAGGACAGCCTTCAGCTTGTCCGGGATGGGCAGGCCAATGTAGGCCGCGTTCTCCAGCAGGCTCAGACCCTCGTTAGACAGATAGAAGGCGATCACCGCGCCGCGCAGCGCACTGCCGGAGCCGATCACATGAAGATCGACGATGTTCGCAATGCCCACCATGAACAGGATGAGCACCTTCTTGCAGACACCCTTGAAGCCCACGGCAGAGGACAGCTTCTTGTCGATGATCGCGCACATGACCCCGGTCACGTAATCCAGTCCCATGAAGATCATGAGGGCGATCATCAGGCCGTCGATGCCGCCGAGAAAGTACCCCAGCCATCCGCCGATGGCCGTGATGGCGATCTGGATCTTCGCCCAGATCAGGTCGATAGAAAAGTTCCGCATTGTTGTTTCCTCCAATCATTTTGATATTGAAAAACCCGCCTCCATGATGGAAGCGGGCTGATCCCGGGAATGATATCTGTTCATGGTTCATACACCGAAAGCAAACCAGTCAACATTACGGCTTGTGCTGAAGTTGCCGCCGACCACGATATAGCATCCGCTGGGCGTTTTGCTGTGCACCTTGATCGCGCCGTTGTCGCCCGACCAGTTGCCAGCCGTCGTGGAATAGGTCACCAGCACCACGGGAGTCGAGGTGAAGCCCGCAGACGAGTAATCCACATAGGTAGCGCTGGAGCCGTTGATGGAGGTAGAGCCGTAGGCATACTTGAACGGCAGTCTGGCAGTCGGGAGAGTGCCTGTGGTAAGGTTGCCTGCATTGTTCGCGCCAAGATTGGCTCTGGCGTTGGCGGCTGTAGTAGCCCCTGTGCCGCCATTGGCCACAGGCACACCGGAAACCATGCCGGAATGGAAAACACGATAGTTGCCCCAGGTGCCCGCGTCACAGACCCGCAGGAGTACAGCCCAGTCCAGGCTGTTCTGATAGGCCTTCGTGCGGACTTCCAGCATCCGGCGGTTGTTGCCCGTGCTGTCCTCCCAGGCAGCAAAAGACGAAGCGCCTGCGTAGCTGCCTTCAAACACCGTCCGGTTCGTGGTGTCATTGTAGGTCGGGAGCAGGAGCATGGACGGGTACAGGTAACCGGAGATATTCAGATTGCCCGTCATGGTATCCCCGGTTTTCTTCACACCACCCAGATTGGCAATCGCGCCTGCTGCGGATGCAGCTCCCGTTCCACCGTAAGCCACAGCCAAAGCGGTGCTCAGCTTCAGCGGCCAGCCGCAGTCAATATACCCGGAGGTCTCCGCCACCTTCCCGATGCCGATCCCGGTACCGTCCGCCATGAAGTCCAGGATTACACCCTTGGTGCCGATACTGACGGCCTGCTCCACGTAGTAGAAATAGTCCGTCAGACGCACCTTGAGGTCATAGCTGTACAGCGCGTCATAGGTCTGCTCCAGAAGCTGATTGGTTGCGGAAAGGTTGTAGCTGGTGATGGCAATCTTATAGGCCTGCGTCCATGCCGTTGCACTTTTCAGCTTGTAGTACACGAGGCAGGACAGGCCATTCTTATTGTTCAGCGGGTTGACGCTTCCGGTGAAGGAAAACCGCACCTTTGTCCCATCCACCTGTGCCGCCGATCCATCCGAATTGCACCGTTCAGCCGAGAACTTCTTGATGGAAGGCACCGCGTAATCCAACACATTAAAGGTATTCGTGTAGGTGACTGTCCGGCCACGGCTGTCGGTGACGGTGACCGTCATGGTCATGTCCCCGGCGGCGGACAGTTTTTTGCTGGCCGTGAAGGATGCCGCCGTATAGGTGACGCCATCCAGCGAGGTACGGTAGGAAGAAATGGTGCTCCCATAAATGCCTGCCGCTGTTATGGCTACCGAGAGCGTACTCAGGGATTTCACATAGGCACCAATCTTCGTCACCACCGTCTCGTTGGTATCCTCCACGGTCACAGAGGAAATGGAGGGAACGACAGTCGACGGCACAGTCAGCGTAACCGTACACGTTCTGGTTCCGGTCAGCGTCCCGTTGACAAAGCTGTTGCAGGTGATCGTGCAGATGCCGCTGGTGGCGTTCGGGATCTGACTGGCCAGCGATAGAGGCGGCGTCCAGGAAACGGATGCGCCGACGTTTGTGGCAATGGCCCCGCTCGTTTCCCCGAACCAGTAAGAGATGGTGTGTACGGTCGCCGTGCTCTGCCGGTTGGTATAGATCGTCAGGGCGGTGCCAAGGTTGACGGAGGAAGAAGAAACCGTCGGCTGGGACACAGCTTCCTCATAGGTGACCGTGATGACGACGCTCTCCAACTGCATGTAGTTGAAGGAATACCCATGGGAAGACGCGCTGGCATACGGGTTATAGATGGTGAAGCTGTTATTCCCGGCAGCAATGTATGCCGCCATGGCATTGAACAGCGATCCAGTAATGTAATAGCTGGTGTAGTTCCCATAGAAGGAACCGTCAAAGGTGCCGAGTTCATCCCCAGTGTATTCCCAGCCTGCCACTCCGGAGGCAATGCCGTTCTGGTAGTTGGCTTTTCGCAGGAAGACGGTCTTGGTGCTGCCCGCGCCGTAGCCAGCTTTCGCAGCGTCAATGTCCAGCCAGATCCCGGTGATCACCTTGTTCGCCAGGTTCATGCCGGAAAAGCTGATGATGCCGACGTAGTTGTAGTTGGAATCATAGAATTCCTGACAGGCCGCGCTGCTCTTGGCATTGGCGGAGGATGTGTATTTCCGCGTACAGAGCGACGCGGCATAGGATACGGTTGTCGCCATGATTGCTCCTTTCCCGGCATCAGCCGTTGTAGATCAGGGAGAGGTTCCCGTTGGTCTGGGGCTCAAAAGCAAAGCGTCCAATGATGAGCTTGCTGATGATCTCCGCCTGGGTGACGTACAGCTTGTTGTTGCTTAGGTACGCCACCTCGGTGTCGTTCATGTAGAAGGCCAGACGGTCATTGACCACGCGGAAGGTGAACGGGTTTCCGGTCTTGCCGATAATCAGCCCATCCTCATCAAAGGTCATATAGGTGCGGAAGACAGCCAGCTGCTCCTCAGTGGCTTCCTGCGCGGTTTCCATGTCCTGCTGCATCTGATTGATGCGCGTTACGGCCCAGGTGAAGTTGCTTTCCGACTGCTCGGAGAGTGTGCCTACCTGGGACTTGACCTGCGACATGTCGCTGGCCAGCGCGTAATTCGCCTGTACCTCCTGACGGATGCTGTCGCCCTCGGTGCTGATCTGTGCCCGGACAGAAGCCAGCTTCTGCTCCAGGGACGCTTCGCCGTCTTCAGGAGCGGCAGTATAGTCGGTGGCCATGGAGCCTTTTTCCAGCTTCACCCAATGAACGGTAGTAGTACCCGGATCGGCTTCACCTGTGGGGTCACGGTAAATGAGAATGTCGCCATAATCGGGATTATCATCAGGCGTCTTTCCGCTGGCATATTCTGCCGTAAAGGAAGCATTGACGGTCTGCGTATCGACGTCATCCAGCCGGATTGTGGCCAGTACCTTGTCTCCTTCGGAAGTGCGTACCGTGATCCGGGAAAGATCCAGCATGGAGATGGACAGGGAGATCGAATAGGTTTCACCTTCCTCCATGGCTTCAGCCAGAGAGTATCGTGCGATGAGGTCGGCTGTACCTGTGGACTCAGAGCCGGAATTCATCACATAGTTCCTGCCGCCGACAGACATGCCTTCCAGCGCTTTCTCCACACTGATGGCCACGCTTCGGTTGCTGGACAGGTCGAGCGATTCCCCAAAGTCTGCCGTCACATGGGATGTGGTCAGCGTCCCGGCCTTGATGTTGCTGCCCTCGATGGTGGCGGCGGCGATCTCGTTGCCCGTGATCGTCCCGGCCAGGATTTCATTGGCGGTGATCGTATGCGCGGCCAGCTCGTTTGCCGTGATACTGTGCGTCACAATCTTGTCCGCTGTAATCGTCCTTTGGGTCAGCACATAGCCGTCAATGGTATCGACCTCGGCGGACACCAGCTGACCCATGTTGTTGATGGCATAGATCAGGGACTGGTTATTGCCCCGGATAATTAGCCGCTCCACGGAAAGTGTGCCCGCGTTGATCTTATTGGCGGTGAGCTCTACGATCTTCGCGTCCGTAATCGAAGCATCCGCGATCTGCGCGGTGCCCACAGCCCCCTGAGCAATCAGGGCGGCGGTAATCGCACCGAGAGCAATCTGTGCCGTATCCACGGCAGCGTTGGCGATCTGTGCATTGGTGATCGCTGCCTGCGCGATCTTGGCGGTCGTGACAGCCAGATCAGCGATCTTTGCTCCGGTTACTGCCAGGTCAGCGATCTTCGCGGTGACAATTTCGCCGTCGAGGATTTTGGCCCGCACAATGGCACCATCCTGAATGTTTGCCGTGCCGATGGCCGCTCCATCAATCTTCGCATTGGTAATGGCGGCATCCGCGATCTTGGCGGTGTCAATCGCACCATTTTCGATTTTCGCGTTTTTAACAGCGCCGTCCACGATCTTTGCCGTGGTAATCGCTGCGTCATGGATGTTGGCAGTCTGGATTTCTCCCGCGCCGATCTTCGCAGAAGTGATCACGCCATCCTCAATCTGGGCTGCGCCGATGGCAGCGTCGCCGATCTTGGCGCGGGTGATGGAAGCATCATCGATCTGGGCAGAACCGATAGCGCCCTGGGCGATCTTCGCCCGGATGATGGCGGCATCCTCGATCTGCGCCGTCCCCACGGCGGCTTCACCGATTTTGGCTTTGCTGATAGCGGCGTCCTGGATGTGGGCCGTTTCAATCGCTGCCATCTGGATCTGGACAGAGCCGACCGAGCCGCTCTGCAGCTGTCCGGTGCCCACGGAGTTGATCGCCAGCTTGCTTCCGGTGATGATGCCGCTGGGAAGCTGACGGGCGCTGATCACGTTGCCTTCCACCGTATCCGCCACAGTGCCCAGCGTCATCTGGGTGTATTTCTTCGTCAGGCAGTCATAGGTGTACTGCGTCATCCGCATGGACACCCACACCCCAATGCGGGGAGCGATCACCCGGACGGCATCGCCCAGGTAGATGTTCTGCAGGAAGCCGTATTCCCGGTACTCCTCGGTGTCTGCACAGTTGATAAAGTCCACGCTCAGCGTGACGGTCGGCGTATCGCATCCCGCGTCAAACTGTGCCTGAGCCTGGGAGCGCATCTCCACATAGCACTGTTCCTTGGTTTTCTTGTCGTCGCCGTCAGTCTTTTCCTTGGCTTCCGACACGGCCAGGTGAATCCATTTCGGATGGGTATAGCTGCCAATGAGCGGGCTGTCCAGAAAGAGCTCCGGCAGGTACAGCACGTTGCCGTCAGCATCCTCGCCCGTGGGCATGATGCGGGTGACCACATCCGTCAGGTCGATGTCGTAACTGATGCCCAGCAGGTTCTTGGCCTGCCGGATCTGCACGTTGCTGTCCTGACCGACGCGCTTTACCACATACACATCCCACCAGTCGCGGGTCAGTTCCCCGGTATACTTTTCGACCACACCGCCTTCGCCCAGCAGGGCATCCACGGGATTGCAGTTCTCGAACTCCACATCCTCGGCCTGGCTGTCCAGGTCGGAATAGAAGGTGAAGTCGTGGTCCGACAGGCAGGAGGAAGAGATCGTCTGCACAACAGAAGCCCCCACCGCAGAGGATGAGGGCTTGTAGGATTTGATCATATTGTCGAGCAGGTCATAGAACACATGCCGGGCGTACACCGTGATCTTGTCGAGCTCCGGCACCACGCGGTAAATGCGGAAGGGCTGATCCCGAAGCTGCCGGGATTCCACCACGGAGGAGGTCGCTTCGGACGCGGAACCTTCCGTATGATCCAGTACCAGGTAGGTGGTGGACATGTATCCGTGCTTTCCATCCGGCGCGGTCACCTCATACCAGCTGCTGTTGGTCTTGGCAATGACCTGCACGAAGGAACCGTTCTTATA